GGCGGTGGCCGATGTAGTTGAGCCAGCGGAAACCGGCACCGGCGCCCTGGAGGCCAGAGAGGCCGCTCGCGCCGAGGTCAATCTCGGGGAGTACAACCTGGACGTACGTCTTGTACATCAGATCGGCGTTACGATTGATGACAGCCGTCACGCGCTTGTTGAAGTCCGCCTGGCCGTTGAACGTCACCTCAATGGACTCCACGGCGAAGTTCGTGTGGCGCTTGTATAGAATCTTCCAGAACGTAATCTGGGGGTTGCCTGAGATGTAAATATCCTGCGCGCCGTAGCTTACGAGCTGCATCAGACCACCTCCCATTTTGTGTTTATGCTCTACTGCAAGAAAAAAATATTCGTAGGACAAATGAACGTCCTACTCTGGCCGACCGCGAACCCCATCCTCAACACTTTCCTCCGGTCCATCGTGCTCATTGTCGGGATGTATTTCGGATTGAAAACCACATTGTATTCTGCATACTGGGGAGCCATTGTTCATGATACTATTTCGCTAGTCTTGATTCGGGATATGGTTTAATCATCTTCTTTGCGAGACAAGAAATAGTTACGGAATATATCATTCACAGACCGATTCCTGAGTTCATACATTCCATCTTTATTTTTGTATACGGCTTCATCCCACGTTTTAATAGCATGTAGTTGAGGAATTTTGTGTCGGCTTGCATACTGCCTTGACTTTGTGTCGCCATGATAAAGATGGTAAATAGTCATATCGAGATAAGTAATAGATACTGGTAATCCTGATATTTTAAATCGCCACTGTGCGTAGTCTCTATATATAAATTCGTATGCAAACGGTACCGTCATTTTCATTAATGAGTTTGCAAACATACTATCTCCTGCTCCGATGATAGCCTTGTCAAAGAATCTACCCATAGCTTTGAAATGGGATCTTGAAATAGCCCAACAGAAACCGGGATGACCACTGATTTTGCCTGTCTCTCTAAAATACCGTATGCATGAAGGAAGTTCTTCTATAGTATCCAAATTTTTATCGGTAAAAACTACTTTGCTGAACGGCTGGACAACAGAATATGTTTTTAATGTATATGAAATTCGGTCTACCCAATCTGGCTCGCTAAAAATGATATCCGAATCCATAAAAATAATATTTTTGTACTGTCTTGGAACTTGAGGCTCTAGCATATTAAACAACTGTTCTTTGTAGAACAATGCCGAATTAGACCGTACTAAAATAGTGGGATTCGGTATAAGTTGTGGAGTGTTTCCGATAATACACTCTGCTGTAAATGTGGGTATTGCAGATTTAAGAAGCATAGAATGTACCTTCATAAAATTTTCACGAGGACGTTTGTAGCCTACAGCACTGAAGTAGCATAAACACACTGCTGTATCATTGGAATTTGGTTTGGCATAACTTTCTAACATTACTTAGCTAAGTCATAAAAATCTGGGTTAAAATGCACAAGTTTTGAATACAATGTATCGGGATTATCAGCTATCCATTTCTTATCAATTACATTAATTTGGTTGACATCCATACTTTCCCACAAATGAAGCGTAATAAGCTTATCTGGAACTGGAACTCCTGCATCACGGAAAATACGTGAATGGTGTTCACATCCTGGACGAAAAAAGTAGTCTGAATCAAGTACGTTTACGATTGATTTATCGTTCAAACTAGCATACAATCTTGCCGGAAGAATTACAGATGCTTCGCTCCATCCTTCCGTTCGAAACCAACTGTAATAATTATGCATCCACAATTTGAAAAAATCACTGTTTGGTTCGGTCAGCATAATTGCATTACAAATATACATATTTTCTTGTTCCCAGCAAAGAACACACTTGTTGGAAAGAAGATCAGTGTATGGTCGTATACTGATTGTATCAATATCCATATACACACCTCCACGTTCCATAAGTTTAGTCATTCTAACAATGTCTGCTTTATGAGCAGTCTTTACTAATGGCTTGTCTCCAAGATGCGTTGGAATATCTACATGTTCTAACACTAATAAATTCTTGATTTTATCCCAGTATTCGCCATACGGTTCATAATGGTAATAAAAATAAATCTTGTCCGGATTGTTCACAAATTTCGCAGACAATATGGCCAAGTAATACACGAATGCAAACGGTTCTGTTTGCTTCTGTAACCCAAAGCAGAAATGAAGTATATTTGGAATCATTTTAGTTTATCAGTTAATTCCCTGTAGATCCGAATCCACCACCGCCACGATTGTCGGGAGGAAGAGGTAGATCCTGTGCCGAATCTACAAAAATAACCTGATCGTACGGCAGCCAATTATGCTGAACGATCTGGAACAAACGCCGACCTGATGGAATCACATAGTTCACAAGAGTGATGTCCAAACAGTCTACGCGAGCAATCAGTTCGCCACGGTACCCAGCATCCGCCAACCCAATCTGGTTAGACATGCGAAGTGGTGTGAGACTCGTAGACGACCGAGCAAGCAGAAGGTACGGCGTAGAATTTCCCTGCTTATCAACAGCAGCAGCAATCACACCAGTCTTAATTTCCACACCCAAATGAGGTGGGATATTCGCATTCCGCGACATCGTGAAATCTAGGTACGTGTTCTGGCAAACCAAGTCTACTCCAGAATCAGTGGCGCGACGATTACGGACATGCTCGCGCATCTGATCACGATGGTTGGGGTCAATTACGTAGAGATACAGGCTCATTTGAATATATTAGATGTCTCCTATGAAAGCCTTTATCGGTAAAAATGATAACACTGCAGCTATCATTGCAAAAATTTGAACCGAAAGATTCAAGCACATTTCGCGCAAACTCATTCTTCCGATCATATAGTACCCTACAGCACCTAATGGATTAAATGTTCCGGATGAAAGCTCTCCAGCTACCGTATATACTGCAAAGTAGGTTATCCCCATAATTGCAGGATTCGTGTCAGTTAAAAGAAGGGCATACACTATCACGAGTGTGCCCATAAATTCAACTAAGTACTGCATTATTATTCTAAGATCAGATCATTTACTCAAATACCATTCGCGGTACAATATGCATTGACTCCAGCTCCTGAGACCAGAGCTTCACGGCATACGGAATCGTCTTCATTTCGAAGTGAGTTTTCATTCCACAGTTTCCACAGTGGTATACGTTTTCTAGTGGATTCACAACGGCTAGCGTTCCACAACTCTTGCAGAATCCGGTCGTGAACGGATCAGATACATCCATCAATCTCTCCTTGGTGAATACGGCCAGACCGTGGGACAGCATACAGTCGCGCTCCATCTCGCCGACACGAAGACCACCATCGCGAGACCGTCCCTCGCAAGGCTGGCGCGTAAGAGATACAATCGGACCACGCGAACGAGAATGCTTCTTGTCCACGACCATGTGCTTCAGGCGCTGGTAGAAGGTGGGGCCAATAAAGATCTCACTCTCCATCATCTCACCAGTCTGACCATTGTACATCACCTCATTGCCGTAAGGATGCATTCCTAGCGCCAGTAGCTGTTCCCGCAGGTTACCGATCTTCAAGTGAGAGTAAGGCGTGCCGTCACCCAGCGTACCCTTCTCGGCACAGATCTTGCCGTACATCGTCTCCATCAGCTGAGCAATCGTCATTCGGGATGGAACAGCATGAGGGTTCATGATAATATCGGGCCGTAGACCGGAAGCCGTGTAAGGCATATCCTCCTCATTGAGGATGATACCGCAAGTACCCTTCTGTCCGTGACGAGAGCTGACCTTGTCACCCACTTCTGGGATACGTTCGGATACAACACGAACCTTGACGAAAGGGTATCCGTCCGAGTTCTTCTCATTCCATACTCCATCCACTCGGCAAGTCTCAGAGTTGCGATGGATAGTGGACGAATCACGGAAAGCATATCCATTCGGGTCAGCCTTCAAGCTTGTTACCTTACCGATCACAACATCATTCTCGTGGATGTACGAATGCATCGCGGGAACCCCATTATCCTGGATCGCATGATACGCAGAAGTCTTGAAACCTCGAGTATTCTCTCGGCGCGGCTTAGCGAACTTCTCTTCCTTCCCGGACGATACATTACGATGCTCCTCATCCTTGTAGATGGTGTAGTACAAAGTTCGGAAGAGTCCACGATCAATTGAAGCACGATTCATAATGACGGAATCTTCCTGATTGTATCCGCCATAAATCCCGATAGCTACAATCACGTTATCGCCAGACGGCATCTCGTGAGTGTTCAGGATATTCATCATGCGCGTCTCTACGAAAGGACGCATTGGCGAGCAGAGAATGTACCCGTTCTTATCGAGGCGCTTGGAGTAGTTGCGGGCAAAGATGCCCATTGACTGCTTGCCCATAGCAGACTGGTACGTATTACGCGGCGACTGATTGTGGTCAGAGAACGGGATACTTGAAGCCATGTGACCCAGAATCAGAGTAGGATGAATCTCGCAGTGCGTATGTACTGGCTCAATCTCATCTGGGCGCATCGCGATACGAATAACCTCAGTCTCTGCTGGGTCAATGTACTCGATACATGACCGAACCCAATCGTTCCACTCTTCTGGCTTTACTGGAGCATCCAGAATCTTACCCTTCTCTACTCGAAACAGCGGACGCACAAACCGGCCACCATCAGTTTCAATATTGATGATCTTCTGGTAAATGTTCCATGAAATTCCGGTATGCGGATGAATCTTGAACATCTGCTTAGCCTTGCGCAGAGCTACGTGGAGATCGGCAGGAGTACGAGTGTACCCCATAATCACTCCATTCAGAATGATCATCGTGCCCTCATAATTACGAATCGCGGTGATCCATTCGATTGGTTGCTCCTTCATAAATGTCAGAACAACCGTTGCTGGGCTGTGCTGGGTAATCGATGTGAGCATGGCCATAGACTTGACAATACCTACGGAATGACCCTCAGGAGTTTCGACGGGACAAACATATCCCCAGGACGTGCCGTGAAGCTTACGTGGAGCCAGAAGCTTGCCCGACTTCTCTACCGGTGTCTGAATACGACGAACGTGGCTCAGAGTCGCAGAATACGACAGACGATTCAGAACTTGAGATACGCCCATCTTGGTAGCCGTTGAGACCGTAGATGTGCCTAGACCCTGAACTGTAAAGTTACCGGTGGCCAGCGCCTGCTTCAGCTTACCTTCAATCGTCGACACCTTCAGAATCTTGTACAGATTGTTGATGTTCAAGACTTCTAGCGGCCTGGGCGTCTCGCGCTTCTTCCACGTATCATTATTCACCTCGTGAACGAACTTGGAGCGGATATCCTTACACACCTTCTGGAACAGCTGTCGGAACAGATGAGTCAGAAGAGCACCAGTGGAAACCACGCGCTTGTTCGGGTAAGCATCACGATCATCAATCTTTAGCACTCCAGTCTCGGTAAGAAGGAGCTTACGCACGATCCAACCGGTGAGGAGAACCTTACGTGCCTCGAGTACCGAAAGAGGAGACTTATCGCCGCCAAAGCGGACATGAGGAAGGTACTCGGTCTCGAGTAGAGATCGGACGTATGCCTTCTTATCTTCCTGCGTTGTACCGTACTGCAGATGATGAGACAGGTACTCAATCGCGTCATCGCGAGTAAAGACCTTAATATCAGCCGCCTCACGGAACGAAGCAGAGAGTGAAGAGATCTGACGATCATCTCCATTCGGCCAAATCACATCGGCAATATCCTTATCGTGCTCTACACCGAAAGCACGGAACATTACGCATAGCGGAATATCCTCACGGAAACGGGGTACGCACATTGTGAGTGGGTAACCATAACCATTAAACTTGGCAGAAATACGAACCTCCAGCTTCTTAGGCGGAGTGGTAAATGATTCATGTAGCGACTTCATCTCTGCAGAATAAGTGTACTTGGATGCCGTCTTCTTGTTATGGAAGATCATGATCTGGTTATCGGCCACCTTCTCCTGGCTGAGAATGGTACGCTCAGATCCGTGAATCAGGAAGTACCCGAACGGATCGTAAGGGCACTCTCCGATCTCCTCCTTGGACATTGGGTAATCATTCATGATGCAGAGCGATGAACCTAGCATAACGGGAATCTTGCCGAGAGATACACCCTCGAATACCTTGACTTCTTCGTCAAAGGTTGCGTATGTTGGAGCCTTGTAAGACCGAGCCGTGAACCGGATATCTGAAAACATCTGGGCAGCGTACGTAAAGTTACGAGTACGAGCGTCCTGGGGAAACATGGGCTTAATTCGGCCAGTAGCTTCCTGAATACGGGGCTTAGTATACGTGATATTCTCAAACGAAAGCCGAAACTCGTACTTGTACTTCTTAGTAATCTCATCTTGCTCGTGCCATACGACGATCGGTGCGGTTGAGCACACGATCAGGGGAATCTTGTTACGAATGAAATCCTCAAACGATTCAATCTGATGCTCTACAAGTCGCGGGACACCATTCTTAAAATAAGTCTTAATTGCGTCCCACTCCATGATGGTTCTATGAGTCACAATGTCCGTAAATCTATTTATTCGTTTTTTATAATAGGATGGTTGAGAAGAAACCGGCACCAGCGTCTCCAATCTATAAAATCGTGAAAGTTGGAGGCACTGAACCAGCTCCAGCACCGAAACCCGCAGAGCCCAAACCTAAAGTCAAACCTATTCTTAAGGCCGGGAAGAAGAAGAGTATGAAGACGTTTCCTCGCGGTGTTTTGAAAAAGACGCTCAAGGTTCGGCCTGTATCAGACCCGGCAAAACCTCCGCCATTCAAGAAGTCGTCCCGTAAGCACACGATTCGATTGTTTACCGATAAGGGAGAGTCTCGTCGTCGTAAGACGATTAAGCGGAAAGTCGATAAGATGTCTGATGCCAAGGTGGACGAACTGGTTCAGAAGCATAACCTTCTGAAAAACTCCGAAACTCCTCCTCGCATTAAACGGGAAATGCTAAGTGGGGCAATGATGGCAGGTTTCATTTCCTCGGATTAATTAATGACATCCCGTTGGGGGCCTTTAGGATGGATAACTTTACACTCTGTGGCTTCAAATTATCCAGAGAACCCTACAGCAGAAGATAAGGCAATTGCCAAAAAGTTTGTGGAATTATTTGCAGAGACGATTTCGTGTCCGTCGTGCAAGAATCATTTTGGGACGATGTACCAATCATACATTTCAAGGAATCCAAGCTGGCTGAGTAGTCGTACAGCATTCTTCGTGTTCGTATGTCGGGCACACAATACTGTGAATATGCGACTAGATAAACCGGTAGTTCAAACAGTTCGCGATAGTATAGATACGCTTCAAGCCCTGACGCGTATCACTCCTCCTGCAGAATATCGTCGTCAGTACTTGAATTACTTAATACGGAACTGGGCTCAGCCGTATGCTGAAGGATTCATGATGTCTCGATCAGTTCGCGAGATGAAAAAGATTAATGACGAGTACTGGAATCTTCGGGAAACTAATTTTGATATTCAGATTCCAGAACAAGATGTTCTCCAGAATATTTCTCCTACACGAAGCGCTAATGGTCGCAATATCCCCGGGTTGACGTCAACTGGTGAGCCCGTAAAGGTAGGATTCACATTGAAATCGGGACGATTTTCGTTAATTGGTCGTTAGGATTCCAAGGCAGCGAAATACGGGGCTTCATTTCCCAGAAATGCCGCTTGAGCCAGGGGTTACGTGTTTCCTCGTCATGAAGTTCGTCGGGAAACTTGATCTTGCGCCTGGTCTTCTTCAGCGACGAAGCAGGCATAATGAAATGAAGTTGATCGGCCAGCGTATAATTTAGTTTACCTTTTTGTACTCCAGTTTCTGCGTATTTTACGATATCAGACACTAGAGGCGCATCCGCATAAGGATACACCCATCCCCAATTGATAGGTGAACTTTGAGTGAAATAGTACCATGTCCAATGCATAGTCTTCCAGTACGCTTCCACCACCGGCTTCATATCCAGAACTCCATCTAGTACATGAAGACCATACTTTCGTGAAAACTCGGCATGATCCTTACCCAGAACCGCCTTCTCTTCTGGCCGCTTACGCAAAGTAATACGTTCCTTCAAAACCGCCATCTCTTTCGAAGCAGAGTACTTTAGAAACGTGTGGCGACCTTCAGGTGTCAAAAGATCAGGACTTCCACAGTTCTGATAAAATTGGAGCGCACGATTATACCCGTCTTCGCGCAACGAGAACATTCCCAGGTTAGGCATGAAATCATTACCGAAACACATGATGGATAAGGCCATATACTGTTCCGTCGGAAGTGGGAGCTGGGTGGACAGTTCCCAAATATTCATAGTAGCAAACTCTGCAGACTTCAGTTTGGGGTCATCAAATTCGGCGCTCTCACGCAGAAGAGTCATTTTATGTGGATCACTCAGTTCCTTGTTTTGGAGACAAATCAAAATCAGGTCAGCGTCCAGACCGTAAATGCATACCGACTTACGGTTCTCAGCAGGAATCTTTTTCAGATCCACAATGAGTTTATGTTCACCTTCTCCTGCTACAGTCGTCTTGCTGATTTCAGCATACGGAAACTTGGCGATAAGAGCGGCTTCCAGTTCTCGCATATACGGCGTATCTGGCGAAATTAGGTTACGATCAAATACTGACTCTTCCTTGATCCGCATACGACGATACCGCTGCTGAACGATCTTGGCGTACGGAACTAGACCGTCCAACGCAATCAGGACTTTCTTAGCCTTGCATACGTGCTCCAAGAGGTAAGCGAATGCCTCGATGATAGATTCAATCGGTCGCTCTTCCTTAAGGTACCGATGAATCAAACAATTGAAATCTACACCTAAAACGTCAACTTCAAGTGGAAGTCCACGTTTTACGCTGTCAGTTATGCCACGATGGGACTTGATCAAACTCGCAAAATAAAAAGGAATACCCATACTACTTATTATGCGTCAGTTACACGTAAGCCAGATACACCTTCTGGAACTACATTCTCACGAACCTTCATACGATCTTCAATTTCGGCAAGAGTCAGTTTTGATTCGGCCCACTCGCCTTTAGGAAGTGTAGTTGGTCCGTCTTTTAGGAGAGACGGTAGATCATGGTCAAACGTTTCAGGCTTGGGAAGCGGTTCATCTTTCTTTGAACCAGTCTTGCCACCATTGATCCAGAACCCCTGAGCCTCATCTACTGGAACACCATCAATCCGAGATTGGTATGTCTTTTCAACTCCACTCGTATCTGGCTCATCGCCTTTCAACCCTAAATAAGTATCAAAATCAGAAAGGGCTTTGCGTTTAGCCTCTTCTAGTTTCGAGTCGTTAAGTGCGCGATCAGATTCGTATTCCATTATTCTTTGAGAGTTACGTTCCTTAAAACGGTTCTTGCAGGGATTGAACCTGCGACATTCCGGTGCCAACTGCATACCTAACAGCCAGACGCTCTACCACTGAGCTAAAGAACCACTTTTTACTTCGAGTTTATTTGCAAGATTCTAACTCACTCATACCTTGTCAATGGAATCCTCATTACGAGACTGGAAATAGTTGCGCAGATCGTCGCGGAACTCATCGTGACCTGGATATAGTGTCCAAAGCCCCTGCCAGTCCTTGTGGACATGAGCCAGAACATCAATCTCATTATCGATCATAATAGACCAGCGGTCGCGATACTTGCGGTCGCGCTTCTTACCGTGCCAGAAGTGATAGATCGTACCCTTGACGTAGCCAATATTCTTGTGGAGACGCAGAGCACGTTCCTGCCAGTTCAGTACGAGCTGGCGGTAATGGGGATGAACGCCCTTGGGAATTGAGCGCTGAGCCTCACCAATGAGAGCACATGCCATGTGATGATCACCTGCACCTAGAATGCCGTAGTCAAATAGACCACCCATAGTGTTTACAGCTGCACGCGTCGCAGCCCAGCAATAACCTGGATGCCAGTAAATACCGTTACCGTACTCTGCCTCATAGTACTCCGACGGTAGTTCGCAACCCTCATGCTCTGCAGACTTGGATACCATCTTTCCATAAGGCTCGCCGTTCTTGTAGCAGAAAGCAAATCCCTTAGCAGTATTCATAATTTCGTGGTTGGGGCCGAGATCTACCGCATCCTCAAACATCTGAACTACTGGATGATGCTGGAGCTCATGAACCGTCTCCTCCATCCAATCGGGACGAACAAAATCAATATCGCCGTCCAGCCAAGCAACGTACTCCCAGTTAGGAGGCAGACGAGAAATACCGATATTGATGAGATTCTCCTTATGCCAGAGCTCGGAGTCCGTACGTACCTGGATATGACGAGGATTCTCCGCTTCAGTCACCTCAAACTCGCGGTCGCCATACGCACCCTCTACGACATACAGTTTTGCACCGTACTTCGCCATTCGTGCCTGAAACTCACGAAATAGCTGTGGGCGCTTCTTGTAACGCTCAGGGTTCGTCATCACCGCGATAACATAAAAGTTATCGAGGAGATGATTGTTCATTCGGTTTAAAATTATAGATTCCGATAGGTGTAAATAATAAATGTTCACGATCTCTTGGACGACTATCCTGATGGGTCTGGGTGCTCTACTAGTGGTTGGACTTTACGCTTACTCAATTTCATCTAAGATTAAAGTCGCCGATCCCAAGCCCGGATGTTCTTCGTGCCCGAAATCTCAAACTACTGAATAACTTTATGTTCAGTTCCCTTCTGCTTCAAAAAAGCCTGAACATTCGCTAAATCTGCCGCATTCAGTTCAATTTTAGCTTTCTTATTCTTGTCGTCATTCTGCTTCTGCTGAGCAGGAGTTGCCGTGTTAGCTGGTTTAGGTTTATCTGCGATTCCAGGTGGTTTTGTCGGAGCTGGCTTTGGAGTTGGAGGTGGAGCAGGAGCAGGAGCAGGAGCAGGTGCTGGTGCTGGCGCTGGTTTGGGAGTAGATTCAGTCTTAGCTACTACTGTAGCCACTACTGCTGCGGCAACTACCGGAACAATTACGCTCTCAGCGGTAGATTCGGGTGCAAATGTAACTTTAGATTTTACCTTATCAATATCGTTTGCGCTATTCGGCAATACACTATCTGCCATTTCCTTTACACTATCTGGAAGTGGTAGCTCATCAATTACTGATTTAGGATCAGATACCATTGAACGTACCGATTTAAGTTTTCCAATAGGATCATCACCGATCGCATTCTTTAATGATTGTGGGATAGGTGCTCGGTTAATCACGTTCACTAGGAAATTATTGATTGTTTTGGTTGGCGTATTCATAAAAACCATAACTGCGCCTAAAATACCCACCATTCCTACGGCAAGACCACCGAGAATGGTGCCTGTATTACTGGAAGATGCAGCGGCCAGACCAGCTGCAGTTAAGTTCACTGAGGTAGTTGGGGTTGTAGATAACGTAGGATATGGCGTAAATTCAAACAGGGGAGACGTGCTGGCCGAGAATAAGGTAGGCGTCGCAGAGTACGAAATGAAAGCAAATAACGGTGACGTCGTAGTTGTTCCCGTTAGCGTTTCAGTTCCAGTGATACTGAAGTTCATTGTTCCAGTCCAAGAAATACTTGACGATTGAGTTGAGTTCGAAGTTCCAGTTTTGGTGGAAGTTCCACTTGGAGTCTGGGTTCCCGTCCCAGTTCCAGTTAACGTAGGTGTAATTGTGCTAATCGCAGTTCCGGTCAGAGTTCCAGTTCCAGTAGAAGTTGGGGTAAATGTACTATTTGCAGTTCCGGTCAGAGTTCCAGTTCCAGTCAGAGTTCCAGTTCCGGTTAGGGTAGGATAGACGGAAGAACTTACAGTTTGGCTTATGGAAGAAGAGTAAGAGATGGATGAGGAAGAACTAGTAGAAATACTTGAAGACCCTGAATTTGTCGACGAAATGCTTGGAGCACTTGAACTGGATATTGATATGCTATTAGTTGGGCTGCCTGAGAGAGTCAGACTGAGAGAAGGACTCAGACTTACGGCCGTGGACTTTGACGTCGACGTTGTAATGGAAGCGATAGATGATACTGTACTAGCTATACTTGCAGACGCACTTACCGAACCAGACGAAGAGGGAGTCTTGTTAGATGATGTCGAAGGAGATACAGACCGACTTACCGAAACTGAAGGTGACACGGTCTGGACTGCCGATGAGCTTGGAGTTCCCGAAGCAGGAATAGTAGCTACATCAAATCCAATAGAAGCCGGTGGAATGCATAACCACAACGGTGCAGTTGGATCATTGCATGGAAGTGCGTACACACCTAATTGAATCGAATTACCATCAGATGGATTCGTGCCACTCGCAAAAAATGAGAGAGAATAAGTGACATTTCCTGTGGCATTGAAAGCCTGGTAAATTCCGTCAAAAGTTCCTACGGCCCCATCATACCACTGACCAGTCGACCATGTTCCCGCTGCAGGAGGAGGTTGACCTGCTTGGTACCATACCTGGAAATAAGTAGGTACACTTGCGGAGTTACCGTTGACTACAACGTTTCCGCCGGTTTCTAAATTAGCATTCTGAAGAAGCTGCGTAGAAGAATACGGGAATGCTGAAGTTAAACTTGGGTTTGTGAATGTCCAGAATCCAGGATCTTGGCGAAAAGTAAATCCTACTAACCACGGTGCCGTTACCGACGTATTAAAATAGTAAGAATATTGTTGATTGACTCCAGTTGTAGGGTAAGAAATAGACCCAAGATAGCATGGAGGAAGGACACCCATGGCCGATGCCGGTGGATTAGAATCCCAACAGTAGGTGGCAGATGCCAACCCTACAAAAAAATTCAACAGATTCCAACGCATTTTGTATTTACACGACTTTAGATCTCAGTTTAACATTTAGAGATTATTTACCGAGTAGTAACAAAATGTCTGATGATACTACGGTAACTACGTCTGCACCAACTGAGACGACTTCGGCGGCGGTCGAACTTACCCCGACGGTTACGGTAACTCCCGCGGTAGTACCAGTAGTAGACTGTGCTGACACGAGTTCGCTCATGAAGTTTGCGCTAACTAAGTTTGCGGAGGTCGAGCTACAGACTGAGCTATCCCTTGACGACAAGATCAAGCAGGTTGCGGAGGCTCTAAAGGCGGAGATCCGTAAGGCAGATATCACGCCGGCCATTCGTATGGATGCCATTGATTGGTGTGATGATGCGCTTCCTCACGTGATTAAGGCGGTAGATTTCGTGAAGGCCGAAATCAATAAGGCTGTGCTCGCGGAAGCTTCGAAGGTTGAGGGTGTTGCACTAGCACAGGTTGAGAAGGTGAAGGAGGTCGCCCTAGCCGAGGTCAAGAAGTGCTGCCCAAGCTTTTTCGCAAAGAAAGTATAAATGGCAGGTTGCGCTATTATGAAGGGAGGCAGTGGTGGTCAGGATCAAATTTCGTACAATGCTAGCGATGCCTCTCCTTCTTTTGAGCGTGTTGCGGTAGGAGGTCGCACGATTCGCCGCCGCGGATACACGACCAAGCGCGGAGTTCACGTCCGTGCTTCCCGTGTTCGTGATATGGGAGCCCGTGGTAAGTGGGCAGAGAAGCACGGTCCAGGCATTGGTGCTCTAAAGGAAGGCAAGCTTGTGAAGGTAGGTTACATGGCCACCAAGAGCAAGACGGCTCGCCACGGTGCGCTAAAGAAGGCCGTCAAGCGGTATGGTGCTCTATCAACGTTCCGCAAGCTGAATGCCGCGTCGACCTACACCAAGCGCACCTCGAAGGGACGCTCCAAGACGTTCAAGGCCGACCGCAACTGGGTAAAGAAATCCTTTATGTAATATAAATGGATATCGTGAGCTCAATCCTTTCAGCTCTGCTGTTTATCGCGTTTGTCCCCGGTGTTCTGGTAACGCTGCCGTCCAAGACCGCGTCGCGCCGCACGATTATTCTAGTGCATGGCCTACTATTCGCGGTAGTCACGAGCCTAGTCATGCGCTACTACTGGGTCAATATCAAGGGTTACCTTGAGAAGTTCGGAAACTTTGGACCCGTATGCCCCAATGGATTTGTAGAGCAGGGAAATGAGTGTGTGGCCACCGGAGGCCCGACGTACAACCCCGGCGCTGGATCGGTTCCTACGCCCACGGAAACCTCTGCCTAAAGAGTAATGGAGACGTTTCGTGGAAAACGTCTAATAATACCAAAATCAAAAAACTGGGAAATCAATGACCTGACCGACAAGTATTCCTTAAAGCAAAGGTTGTCTTGTCGCTTTGGAGATAATCCCGTTCCACTCGATGTGTGGAAAGAGAATCCAGACCTAACTCTTCCCCAACTTCAAAAGAAAGTGAAGATGTGTACTCTGTACCCATATGAAGTTGGAATGCAGGTTCTGAAAATGTTCAAGCCTAAAAAGTGGCTAGATCCTACGGCTGGATGGGGAGACAGGTTACGGTGCGCAATAGATTACGGATGCGAATACTTGGGCGTAGATTCCAATTCCAGTATGCAGTCGGCATACAAGGCTATCATTAAAGATACTGGCGCAGATCCGTTGAAATACCGCGTAAAAGACGGAAAGTTCCAAAATGTCCGGATTTCGGGCAAGTACGATCTAGTTTTTACCAGTCCGCCATTTTATACGATTGAAAAGTACGATAAGATGGTAGGATGGGAATCGGTAGATGATTTCATGGACGAATTTATGGTTCCACTCTTCAAGAAGTCAGTAAAGCACCTTGAAGATGGAGGTCATATTGTTTTGTATATTGAAGATCGCCCTAGCTCGCCGTTCATTCAAATTATGAAAGATCACGTGAAAGATGCTCATCCTGAACTCAAGTACGAAGGCGCTTTTTACTATGAAGGGTACGGCAAGAGTCCCCGACCTTACTACGTTTGGAAATTAGAGTAGTAATATATAAATGTGGCACAAGAATCCACTGGTTATGACTGTTCTTGCAGGAGCTCTGCTTTGGGTTGTATTCAAGTACGTAGTCCCAATGATGGAGGGATTCGGTAATCCTGATACCAAGGTAAACCCGAAGTGCCCAGAAGGATACAAGCAGTGCCCTTCAGGAGACTGTATTTCAAGCTCTGATCCTCATCAGACTTGCCCGCGTGATACGGACGCTTACTAAAAACGGAAACATTTTTAAGTAATTCTGAAAATGTACTAAGACACCATGGATCACAGCTGGTTAAACAATATGATTCACGCCAAGACGGCTACCAAGATCTGCCGCGTGCAGTGCGGAAACCCGGAAGTTACAATTTACTGGGATACCATCCAAGATCGTCTGATCGTGGATGATAACCTAAATGTGCGAGGCGTGCCAAATGACATGGAGAACATGGACGAGATTGTCCGTTGGACGTTGAACATCCCCAACAAGAGTTGGCTCAACTTCAACCTGCGCGCCACAGTGATGGGCTCAGACGTCGAGATCAAGCCCGAGGCGTACATTCAGTACGACAAGCTGAAGAATATCGGCTACCTGGGCGACTACATCTACGGAGACGTGATGATCCTGCTGTAAAACGGAAACGTTTTTATTAAGAAATTGAGGAATACTAACTACATCCGCCATGTCTGTCCTCAAGCCGTCTTACAAGACTGCCCTGGGACCCATTGCGGAGTTCAACTGGGGCGATGAGTGCCTCGACGCCGAGCCTCTGAAGAAGGCGCTCGGTATTTCAACTGCTGACAACCGCACCAACAAGGATATGGTCGCCAGCTTCAACAACGGCAAGCTCTACTGGGGCATGCCCATCGCCAAGGAGGCGGTGACCAGCGAGGACTGCATGACAACCATGCACTACTGCTCGCACCAGATGGAGACGCTCGCCAAGACGCGCGGATCCACCAAGACTGCACAGGACAACATGCAGATCAAGGCGTGGACTATGATTCGTGCCAAGGCAGCCAAGCGCTACCTCGAGACCGACCGCTACCACTGCATGATGGAGCACATCGATGCACTCCAGTGGGAGATCGATGGTGCTACCGCTGTGGGCGACAAGCAGGAATGCTACCGACTGATCGCCAAGATCGAGCCGGCCCGCAAGGAGATCGCCCGCATTGAGAAGTGGGCACGCGACCTCGACAAGCTCGACTGAGTCTAATAAACGGTGTTTGACGGAAGCGTCAACACCTTTTTACCATCCAGGTTCCGGCTTGTGTTCCGCCTGGCGCTCAAGGTACCGAGTCTTAACATTTTTAGGCATGAAGTGTTTATTGAGAACCGCTTCGACAATAGCCGGATTAAACTGCTTGCACGAAAAGACATCGAGGTACATATCATTTGACTCCTCGACAAAATGGGCGGTGATATTTGACGTTTCAATAAGCTGAACAAGTGTGTATCCTTTCTTATTGCCTGTTCCAAACATTACGATCTGTGGCTTGCCATAAGCAACCATATCAATGCGCTTAACAAGAGTGTGGGTGAACTGTTCAATATTACGGGCACAACGGATGGAGCTAGGAACACAGTTGGCAGCATCTACGATGAGATGATACCCCCAGCGACTAATCATTGATATGCTCTTGAAGAAGAAAATAATGTGAAAGCCTTACTTACGATGACGACGAGTCTTGCGACCCTTCCCACCCTTGCGACCACGGCGCTTGCGTCCAGCCGTCTTACGAGGAGCCATAGGCGTAAATGCGGTCTTAGGTATATCAGGTACTGGTAGTGCACGAGAGCTGGACTGGAGATTCAGAGGCTTCAACGGATCGCGAACTGCAATCGTCGGCCGCATAGATGTTAGTAACTTCCGGGGTGCAGCCTGCATTTGAATTTTATCGCAGACAAAAGTATACAACATGTGGTGGATGTCTCTCTACGCAGCTGCGCTTTTCTTTGTACTGACGCCCGGTGTAGTGCTGTCTCTACCCCCAGGCGGATCACGCACGACGGTCGCCCTGACGCACGCTGTAGTGTTCGGCGTTGTATGGACTCTGACGCACAAGCTAGTGTGGAAGGCTCTCCATTAGACACTCCGTATAAACTCCCATTTCAAATAATCACAAATCTTCTGCCAAATGAAATCGTGAGCAATTAGACGGTCGCGAGATTTCAACAGCGGAAAATAAACCTTATACTCATCTAACTCTAGGAGTTCAAAGAACTTATAGAGAATGTATGAATATGACAAAAAATTGGTTCGGTCATCGGGACAATAAATCAAAAAAGGCGCTTGGATTTCCTGGAACATTGCCCGGATTTTTTCCTCTATTTCCGGAGTAATCGTTGGAGGAGGGTTGCCATTAAGGCGTGAAATGATATGCGTTGCGTGTTCATAGTACTTTGATCTATTCAGCTTTTTTAAGATTTCACGCATATCTTTCTCGGTCAATTCCGCCACGTTCTGAATACGTCGCTTCTTGATTTCCAAGACAACTTCGTTCATGACTTCGTTCGGAATTATGGTAGATTCCTTTGCCTGAAACTGGTTCAAAATCTCGTTCAGGTGATTGATCTTCTTGTAAGCGTAATTATTACGCTCCTTGGGAGGATCGCGGAAACTTGGTTGATCAGATACCACAAGCATATACTCTTCCGATCCGCAGGTAGGGCAGACCAGGATACCTTCATCAGACGATTCTTCGCGAGCGATATTACACTTCTCGCAATGTTCAGTCACAGCCTTACGTACTTCTGCCGGTTCGCCAGTATTCAGTTTCATACGTGTCGCAAACTCATCGAATAACTTCTTTTTGGATGGAGCCACTGTTTCGGAAACCGTTTGGGTCAGATATTTCACGAACGTGTTCTGATCAGCCGGAACACTCGTGTGTTGAATCTTTTCGCCGGATCCGTAGTATTTCAGCATAATATCGGCATTCTTCAGGTAGTAATCGGTTAAGGGATTAATCTGATCTAATCTATCCGTTAAATCTCGGATTTCCTCGCGAAGCTTAGAAGATTTCAGAATATCTGATAAAATAACAGACTTTTCTAGAACGGCAAGTTCTTTCTCCATCTGCTTCAAATGAAGTCTCAAATCGTCTCCATTCGTCGTTTCATCGCGTATTCCAGTCACTATAGACTGGTGAACTGAATCCAGGGTACCAGAAACAACGTCGGTCTTTTTGGACGTTGTGTCTCGCTGTCGCTTTATACGAAAGATGTTGTCCATTATGCCATTCAAATTACTTTGCCTTAAATTCATTCATTTGCGAAGAAGGATAATTGCGCACAGCGCGATTCCAGCAATGATGGTGGGAACGAGCGTATCGTTCGAAAAACTCTCGGTACTTGGGGTCTGTGGACACTTTGAAGGATCAACAACCTTACATAATGACGGATCAAAATCGGGAGAAAGATCTGGAGATAAGAACTGGAATGCTCCTCCAGACGTTACTGGACACTGATAACACTTGCAAGGAGGAGATGAGGCAGACATGAGAGAATTCATTAGGTACAGAGGATTCAATCCTTCAATATCTCCAATGACTCCGGGAATCAATCCGGAACTCAGGTTGTTAATGTAGTTGTATCGAGACTGCAAGGATCCGTTAGGTGCAGTACACGTCCCGCCAGTATTCACGTAATACTGATTACCCAAAGGAGTCCCAGACGTCATGGTGCCGACATACGTACCTACCGCTCCTAAATTTGTTCCCATCTGATTGAAAGAGCCGTCTGACCCTACACCAAGACTTCCGGTCGTAGGAATGTTATCAGCATAACTGTACGCTGGACCCATTAAATTGGTTTCGACATTGCTCGCACCATTGGAAATATCACTCCACAGCGAGTTCGCGCCGAGATCCGCCATTGTGTTCTAATTGTGATTTTACTTGGCGCTTATATTCAGGATTCGTCAGGGCACATGGACGTTGTTTCAGAATAGCCGTGGTCATGATATCTACAGGATACCCGAACTTCTTACACACAAACATCAGAGCCAAAAATCCGGAGCGGTTAATTCCACACTGACAGTGAACGTAAATATTGCGTGATTCGGGACTACGTAAAAAGGTATTCATTGTCTGTTCAAATTTTGGATACCATTTCAGAATGTTTTCATCTTTACTGTCGAGAGCTTCAATACACGCATAATTGTCCGGATACTTTGTTCTGAACCATGTAGGGCTATCTTTATCAAACGCACAGTTTACGACATGAGTTATATTGTGGGCCCGGACGAAACCTGGATTCAAGTACATTCCGGGACCAAAGAGTATATTTGTATGAATCCTAGCAGGTGGATCTATTTGCCAACCCCGACTCATTGTTCCTATACCTCTCGAACATTTTAAACGAAAAACGAATACGGTTTGAGTAACTTTAAGAACGTTACAAAATGCAGTACTCTCAGGTGTTTCAGAACACCCACCTCCACTATGCGACGATAACCAAGCATGGCAAGGAGATTGCCAGTTCCCGTAATAGGGTTGGCTCCCGGTCTCGTGGGTGCGGATACTCAAACCAAACGATACATGCAGAACGCGCAGTTGTGAAAAGTCTAGGTGACGTGTCACAACTTCGTGGTTGTACTCTGACGGTAGTGCGAATTAATAAACAGAGTGAGATCATGTACTCTAAACCTTGCGCCTCATGCGTCAAGTTTCTGGAGAAGTGTATTAAGAAGTACGGGCTACTCAAGGTTCTCTATGCTGGTTCAAATCAGGGAGGCACCAAGTGTGCCCACAACGTAAGCGATGGCGACAGCGACTCCGGCAAGGATAGCTGCTCCCATGTATGACGGGACACCGCCAGACGTGTACGTATTAGGAATATACTGAAGAATCAAAGAACGGGGAGTAGATAAAGAAATTATCATCGCCGCCAAAAAGAAGCCGAAATAGGTAACCAGATTTTTAACTGCATACCGTACTGAAGCAAACATATGGGAGTTGCTATGGAGGGTGGCAGCTGGCTTATGGGGCTGGGCATCCGAGAACCCGTTAGTTACAAATGGATCAGTGCCTCCGGTGACGATGGGGGAAAAAGTCGTGGACTGGGGGAGTGATGGATTCTGAACAGGTCCGGCTCCGAGCAGATCACTCAAATCAGTTGCGCCTTCCATTTATTTAAAAGAAGGTAATTCGCATTCAGCATCTTCCGCGACGTACTTAATACACTTATCGCCATGACGGACTACACGACCCTCAATGTCTCCAGCGGGAACTGAGAGAGCCTGGCGAACAGGGATAGGACGATGGAACAGCATGATCGTGACCCCTAAGCCAATTAAGAAAGACAGGAACGGAACGGCCTTTTCGTTACGGAATATCCCAATGATCTTGCTGATCATTCTATTATTACTGTGACGCGACTAAATTGAGGGACGTTTGCTTGCCGTCGCACGGCACCGATACGGCCTTGAACTTTACGCAGCCTGTAGCGGTATGGAACGGATGCTTCGAGTCAGGAGTGGGTACACCCTTTTCGTCGCGAGGAGGAGGCGAGAAGACTGCGACAATTAACATACCGACTAGCGTACCTACGAAAACCCAGAGAAGGGATATCATTATTCTTATCCTAGTTTATTGTAAAATGGCAGACACTGGATCTACTGGAATGACTGGCGTAACTGGCGTAACTGGCGTAACTGGCGTAACTGGCGTAACTGGAATGACTGGAGCTACTGGAGCTACTGGCGTAACTGGAATGACTGGAGTCACTGGAGTCACTGGAGTCACGGGAGATGCGGGCGTAACTGGGGTTACTTACCTGATGACGTTAGATGATCTGATTCAGTATCACGACACAACGAAGGAGTCTGAAGCGACGGACAAAGCCGCTATGGATTTCATTATTCATCCCAGCACGTCTGGAATTCAGCAGAACCTCATTCAATGGGCCTCGGCTGGATTTCCGGTAGATTACCAGGTTTTATCAGTTGCTCTAATTCATCCATCACCATGCTCTGATGGTAAAGTACGAGATATGCAAGAGTATATCTTTTACCTCACCGGAACATATATTGCACCCCTTACTATCGCGTTCCAGTCAAAGTTTTTAGGTATTGAATTTTCGTACACCATTACTGGAAATATCATAAACTTACACGCTTGCAAGGCTTGAAGTTACTACAATAACCTTTCCACAATAATAGACCCTGATCCGCCACTAGCATCGGATGCTGTGCCTCTTATACACGTTGCACGATAAGCGAACGAATTAGTTTGGTCTTGAATATTAATAATCGCACTATCCCCACCTGAACTCATATTATTTGATGAAAAAAAGTTCGTCCACGTACTACTACTTAGAGTAGTGCCACCATTTGAAAATGCAAGTGCAGTAGATCCCAATGAATTTATACTAGCAGTTCCTGACCAATTTATAGTTGGAGTTGCTGAATTACCTCTTACTTGTGGCCAAACGGATCCAGGAGTTGGATTAAATCGAAACTGCAGATTATTGGCAGTGACTATTGTTCCTGATGTTGCGCCGAACGCAGACTGAGTCGTGAAATTATTACTGTAACTCACCACTCCACTAGAACTGTTGTATGTCAAATTATTTGTTGAGCCTATAGGACCTGTTATACCGGTAATACCTAGACCTTTAGTTGCCGAGATGAGTAAGTTATTACTAACACTGTCGATAGCAATAGATCCTAATGGGGTTAACACTGTAGCTGCTGTTTGAAGTGTGGGAACTAAGAGAATAAACACTCCCGACCCACCATTACCACCGTTCGGAAGCCCGCCGCCGCCGCCTGATCCAGAGTTCACTGTTGCCGATAATCCAGTCGCACTTGAAGTTCCATTACCAGCTCCACCACCGCCGCCAACGCCGCCAGGATATGTATTAGGATACGCTCCACCACCTCCACCTCCGCCATATGCCGATCCAGTCGCATAGTAAGTAAGCGCCGATCCACCAGCTCCACCACCACCTCCAGTTTGATTTTGACCCGGTCCAGCAATACCACCGCCGCCACCTCCCAAATAATAACTTGGTGTATTTCCACCACCACCACCAACGTATCCTTGACCACCTGTTACACCACCACCAGCTTGTGTTCCATTACCGTTTCCACCACCGCCACATCCGCCCATCGCACCAGGAGTACCTACACCGCTATACACGCTACCGCCGCCACCACCTCCGTACGCCGTGATTGTGGTTATTCCGGTTCCAGAAAATACAGTACTTCCACCGTTACTAGCAGACGAAGGGCCCTGTGCAACTTGTCCTGGTCCACTAGCACCCACTGTTACGGCGTATGTTCCAGACGGTATTGTTAGGTATCCTGAATTGTACTGCCCGGAAAGAACAGTTCCAGATAATCTAGGATCGTTCGTTTGTAATCCACCAGCACCACCACCACCAGCTACATTATAGCCAGCACCTCCTCCACCGCCTAAGGCAAAATAAGCTACACCCGTAATTCCATTATTCACAGTTATTGTTGAGCTCGCAGTAATCACGTAGTATGTATAGGTTCCAGTCGTTCCACTAGAACCTGGTGGGGTAGAAAATGTTATATTCGGTGCTCCAACAACATTGAATGAGAATCCATCAGTTCCTAAGTTCGCGATATTGTTATAATTCATATCAATATTTCCATTAAACTTGGTTATTCCAGTTGAAGGAGTGTAGATTGTAGAACTTCCAGTAATACCCACTCCCGAACCGCCGTAAAACATCATGGCTCCCGTAGTTCCGGCGTACGAGAGTCCAGGTCCTGTTGGGCCTGTGTATCCCGTAGCTCCTGTGACTCCAGTGTAACCTGTGTATCCAGTATAACCAGTAGCACCAGTCCAACCGGTCCAACCAGTCCAACCTGTAGCTCCAGTCCAACCGGTAGCTCCAGTCCATCCGGTAGCACCTGTCCAACCAGTCCAGCCCGTAGCTCCGGTGACTCCAGTATAGCCTGTGTAACCAGTGTAACCTGTAGCACCTGTCCAGCCAGTCCAGCCTGTAGCTCCTGTCCAACCAGTCCAGCCCGTAGCTCCGGTGACGCCAGTGTATCCAGTGTAACCTGTGTAACCAGTAGCTCCCGTCCAACCAGTCCAGCCCGTAGCTCCAGTCCAGCCAGTCCAGCCCGTAGCTCCGGTGACTCCAGTATAGCCTGTGTAACCAGTGTAACCTGTAGCACCTGTCCAGCCAGTCCAGCCTGTAGCTCCTGTCCAACCCGTCCAACCTGTAGCGCCTGTGACTCCAGTGTATCCAGTGTAACCCGTGTAACCAGTAGCTCCAGTAGCTCCCGTCCAACCAGTTGCTCCGGTAACTCCAGTGTAACCAGTATAACCTGTAGCTCCAGTAGCTCCCGTCACACCTGTAGCTCCCGTTACGCCTGTGACACCGGTAGATCCAGTCGCTCCCGTAGGACCAGCTACTGTATTGTAAGATACAACTCCTGTTGTGGTATCGTACGTCAAGACTGTAGATCCTGTAGGTCCAGTGACACCTGCGCCGGTCAATGCGATTCCATTTGATGCAGTTATTTGAAGAATATTCGAAGTTCCAGTTAGACCGATATTCGCAAAATTACTAGTGAATGGGGAAGCAGTTGTTCCTGAAATAATGAATATACCCCCCGATCCATTACCACCAAAAGCATGATTTGGGGCTTGATCAGAAGAATTTCCACCACCTCCACCACCTGAACCAGTATTTGCTACAGCATTTCCTCCAGACACAAGACGATAACCACCGCCACCACCGGAACCTCCTAATACAACACCGCCGGCAACACCACCAGATGCACCAACAGCTCCAGACGTATACGCCGCACCTCCACCGCCAGCACCATACCCGGTACTTCCAGTTCCGGCGGAAGGGTATACCAATCCAATACCACCAACACCACCAACAGAAGGAGACGTTCCATTACCACCTAATCCACCAATACCTCCACCTCCGCCGCCAACATACGTGCCGGCATTAGCATTTCCTCCAGTGAATCCTTGAATGGCAGGTCCACCTATGACATTAGATCCACCGCCGCTTCCAGCACCACCACCACATCCACCAGTTAGACCAGTCAACCCCGGCGGAGCTCCTCCACCGCCTCCATACGCTGTAACAAGTGTAGCCCCGCCAGAGACTGCGAATGTTGTGTTTCCTCCATTATACCCGAACCCAGTAGTTCCAGCTCCGGAAGAAACAACATTCCAGACTCCTCCAGTTCCTCCTTTACCTACGTTAATCGTATAGGTTCCGGCAGCTATAGTTCCAGCTGTACCTATTTGCAGATACTCTGACGCAGTACCAGTTACTCCCGAATTTGTCTGAAGACCGCCGGCACCACCACCGCCACCAGTTGAATACAGTCCAGCTACGTAAGCATCGGCAGCGCCACCACCACCACCGCCTAATGCAAAATACTCTACTGCAATTGATGTCGGACATACAATCGTACCAGTCGAAGATGAATTGAATACGTAATAGGTTCTATTCGTTGTGGCATTGTAGAATGATGAAGTATACCCTGTAGCTGAGAACGCTTGAGGTATGACCAGTGCATTAAACCCTACTTGACCCGATGTAGTATTGTACGTCAAATTTGCGTTTCCTGTAATTCCAGTAGTTCCTCCATTATAGTACATGATTGCACCAGATACACCAGCATACGAAATTCCAGGTCCTGTAGGACCAGTATAACCAGTGTAACCGGTAGATCCCGTAGTACCATTGTATCCTGTAGGACCCGTGGGACCTGTGTAGCCAGTGTATCCGGTATAACCTGTAGCTCCTGTCCAACCTGTAGCTCCTGTAGCTCCAGTCCAGCCAGTCCACCCAGTCGCTCCTGTGACACCAGTGTATCCGGTATATCCTGTAGAACCCGTGGCTCCAGTCCAACCTGTCCAGCCTGTAGCTCCTGTCCAACCAGTCCAGCCTGTAGCTCCAGTCCAACCAGTCCAGCCCGTAGCGCCTGTGACTCCAGTGTATCCAGTGTAACCCGTGTAACCAGTAGCTCCGGTAGCTCCAGTCCAGCCAGTCCAGCCCGTAGCTCCGGTGACGCCAGTG